TTAATTCAAATTGATTCAAGTCTGAAACTTTAGCTTTGCCTTCAGATATTGCAGTTAATGCTTTTTCAAATCTTTCTTGTGGCATTGTAGGTTTCTTATTAACGTGTTTAGTAACATCGTTGGCATCATCATCTTGCATAGATAAAGATAACAAAGATTGAACTGAATAACGTCTAAAGTAAGAGATACATCCTCCAAGTTTCTGTGGGTCGTTAATCTCAGGTAGTTTAATTTCAGATATAAATTCTTCTCCAGTTTCAATATCAATTACTATGCTTTGCACACATCCATTTGCGATAGGTTGTAACAACAGTAAATTGTATTTATGTAGTATCGGTTCAACTACATCTAAAATAGTGTTTAAATCAGCATATTTAGATTTAAAGAATGGATTGTCAGCAGACTTGTTAATCTTACCGATTTCTTGTTTAGCTAAATGTAGCTTAAAATAAATTCCGTTTGGTCTTGGAATTGCGTCTTCAAAAGAAATACATTGTTTCTCTTGTAATTCTCCTTTGATATCAAAGGCTTTTGTTTCGTTTTTCATCTTGTTTTATTTTTAGATTGTTTACAAATATACTACTTATTAACTAATATATGACTAATTGTCGATATTTTTTCTTTATTTCTGCTATCATATTCATAAATAGTAGCAGTCATTGGATATAATTTAGATAGAATCCACTCATCAAAGTTAGCTAATACAATACTTTCAGCTACTTTATCAATCTTTTTTGTGTTTATGTGATGGATAGCAGCATCGTGATTCTTTAAATTAATTACTTTGGCTATATCTGTGTAAATCATTCCTTTTTTTCTAAGTAATTTAGCTGCGTGTGTCTTCATCTGTTGGTAGAATAATCCACGATATTTAAACTTGAAGTAATCTTTAATATCTGATTCTGTTGCCTGTGTGTTTCTGTAAATGTATGTTTCTATTTCAGTCATTTTCCATTGATTTAAGCCATTGTCTAAAGGCTAGTTGAATATTTACTTGTTGGTCGATTAATTCGATTTCAGCATCTCGCATGAAGTAATTATCAAAACGTCTTATTGACGCTATTAAATCATTCGTAACCATCTTCATTTGTTGGTTGAAATCTTGGTCTTCTAAGAAATCTGCTAGTACTGGAATAATTCCTATTGCACCAAGTAATTTTGTTTCAAGTTTCAGTTTCATAACGCTTGTATTTCTTGTTTAACTTCTTTCCAATATGGTAAATGTATAGATGTTGCTACTGTCATACTATTAATCACTTCATAAACTGCTATTAATGCACATTGTTTAGCATCATATGTACCAGTTGATTGCATATACATTTTATCAAATATCTCTTTTGCTTTTTCTTTTGCTGTCATTTCATTTGCTTTATAAGTCCAAAAATATGATTAGCTTTCTGATTAAAGTCTAATCCTTTGCCTTCATCAACTGTTGATTGAATTCTAATCTTTGCCTTTGTTGAAGGAACGAAGGTATTTTTTACCTCCGTTGGTTTAATATTCTGATTGAAAAATTCTGTTATTGCTCTCATAACTTTGTGGTATAACTAAATTTACTCATTAATAATTCAAATTCTTCAATAGGATTTTCGTGTTTTTTCTTACATCCTAATGCTATAGTGATTAACTTTAAAATTGTATCAATATGTTCTAATAAAGTTGTATTATAATCATATCCAAATAAAAACCATTCTCTATCAATTCGACAGTTTTTAAAACAGGAATGTAAATAATCTTCGTGGTTTTCTGCTAATATTATTACACTTTCTGCAATCATTGGATTAGCAGTTTTTAAAGTTTTTACTCTATTATAAGGATTCATAGATTTTCCAATCTTAAAATAACCATTAGTCATAAATATAATATATGTTTTTTGATTCATAACTTTGCTTTTAATTTGTTTAACTCTGTTTGTATTAACATTCTTTCGTATTCTTCTCTTTCAGCAGCATCAAATTCGTTGTTTCTATTATGCTTTTTGATTCTGAAATCTGATAGATATAATTGATGCTCTAGTTCTTTAATTCTCTCGTTCATAATTCAAATGCTTTAATCTCGTTAATAACTCTAAAATAACTAGCCATAATTCTCTTTGTAACCTTGTCTTGAAATTCGATTACTTCATCTGAAAATGGTTTAAAGTCATTTGGTTCTGCTACTTCAATATTGTACTTCAACATTGATTCGTATTTCTTTTGGCTTTGTTCTGCCATTATAAGCAAGTCAAAAGATTTGCTAGTTAGCTTTGTAATTTGTTTTAATGTGTACATCTTGCTTGTTGTTTAAGTATGAAATAATAGTTTTCAATTACATCAATTGCTAGTGTAATTTGATTTGCTGAATCCCAATCACCATCAGATATATAAAATGATTTGATTGTTTTTAGTTCTTTGATTGTTTCGTTTTTCATCTTGTTTTTAAATTGTTTATTTAGATAATGATTCTATTACTTGTTTAATACTTCTTGCACTAGAATAAGTATATTTCAATCCTAAAATATTACTTAAATTACTAACTGTAAATTTAACTCTTGAATCATATCCTTCTTTTACTGCATTTTTAATAGGGCTTAATCTGCATATTTCTTCTCCATCAACTATTATAGTTGTAATTACAATGCTTTTTTCTTCTCCTCCGCAATAAATAGATTCTTTATTTTTTGAAGTTGTTATTGTTTTCATTTTGTTTTGTTTTAGTTAATTGATATATGCAAATATACACACAATGTTTATATCTACAATACTTTTTAACAATTATTTTTAATTTATTTTTAAAATGTCAATGTTTACGGTACTTTCAAGCATAAAAAAAGGAGGCTATTACACCTCCTTAATCAATCCAAACCTAAACAAAACAAAAATTTTAACTCTGCAAATATATTAATTATTATAACTCCATCAACTCATTGATGCAAGTTTTTCCGTTTATTATTACTGCACAACCGATAATTGGCTTCTTTCCTGCTTTAGCATAAGCCATCGCATAAGCATCGTGGTCTATTCCACAACCTACTTGAGTTCCGAATATCTTAAAGTTAGCACCTGCAAACCATTCTGTATAGCATTGCGTGTGTAGATGACCTTGAACTGTTGACATCATATCAGCTTTGCATTTAGCTTTAGCCGTTCCTGCTTCACCGTGAATGTATTGAACTTCATCTATTACTACTCTTTCTGTAAAGTTCCAATGTGGAGTTTCTAATACTTCTTTATATGCTTTAATCCACTTTCTAGGAACTGCTCCAGTTTGTGCTTTACGCATTATTAATCTATCGTGGTTTCCAATGGTCACATCTGCTTTAGGAAATGCTTTATACCAATTTGCAATTTTATCAATAGCTAAATCTAGTTCTTCTCCTCCTGACATTCCATCAACATCTGTTTCGTGATAAGACGAATAGTGGTTATCTATGACATCGCCAATAAATACTACTTTATTACAGTTATGTTTTTTATATATTTCAATGCAAAAATCTAAGTAACCTTCTAAACAAAAAGGCTCGTGTAAATCTCCAATACATAATACTCGTGTTTCATTCTTTTCTCTTGTGGTTTTGATTAATTGAAATTCACTTTCAGTCAATCTTATTCTAGGGGCATAATCTTTTCTTGACATTTGTTTATGTTTTAGGTGAATGATTTGTCCAGTTTTTTAAGCAATAAACGTGACATTTTGTAATAAAAAAACCTTCGTTATGAAGGCTTTAGCATTATTTAATATTATTTATTTCTTGCAAGGTGCTTTTTGAATCTAGTTCAATACCGTGATTTTTAAAGAATGAAATTATCTCACTTAAATAACTGTTTCCTGCTCTTGCTCCAGTAGAATAGATTTTAATAAATTGGTCTAATTGCCCTGTAAAGATGAAACGATAACCAGGTACATAAGGCGACATCTGATAAGTCTTAATATTCTTTGCTATTTCACTTGAATAATAAGGTTTGATGTTGACTTGTTTATTCATTGGATAAGTTTTAGACCTACCTTCAATAATTTTAGTAAAGTAATCTATTTGTCTACCTATTCCAATTTCTAAACTAGCAAGTTTCACATTTGCACCTGAATCAGTATTACCGATATTACCAGGATTGTTTGTTCTATAACTTCTAGTACCCACTTTGAATCCTTCGTGGTCAGTCATTACTATTAAAAGCAATTTCAAACCTTTAGAGATATTCATCTTTTCAATGGCAGGAATATACTCTTTTAGTATCTCATCGTTAAATGAAATCTTTGCGTTGTTAGTAATCGGTTTATCAGGAAAATGTGAGCCGTTGATGGTCACTCCTTTGTACTTTTCAATATCCATATAGTTCTATTTAAATTTAAACAAAAGTACAATTAATAAGATAAGAAATGCAATTATTCCAAGAAATCTAAAGTTATATGCAAAACCTTTTCTTTTATCGTTTTTAATCGTTTTAACGGCTTCTTTATACTTGTACTTTGTATTGTACTTAATTAGCTTTAAAGTATCTCTAATCGTTTTATATTGATATCTTATCTCATATCTAGTTAATGGTGCTTGTAACTCTGGACATTTAACAGAAACTTGACGGTAAATAATTGAATCTTTACCGTTTACTCGAATTGTGTCGGTTACAGTAACCATTGTAGTGTCGCATATTATCTTACCACCTTTCTCAATGAACTTTCTTTGATGAAATTTTGCTGAACACGAAATCAAAAAGAATAGATAGATAGATAGCAGAAACATAAATACTAATGTTGCTAAATGTGTATAGTTAATCTTCATTTTTATATGTGTTTAAATATAATGTATATAATATTCGTTTTTTTATACGTAATAAAGTATAATATATTAGCTAAAATGTGCACAATTTGTTTAAATGTATAATATATTAGCTATGAATCTTCTTGCTAAATGCGTCTGAAATCTTACTACCTACTGCAACCGATAAGAAACCGAAGAATACTTCAGTATTAAAACCACAATGAAAGAAATCTATTAAGCCAACAAGCACACATATAGAAAAAGAAGTAAACATTGTTAATGAAGTTCTTGACCATTTGCCGTCTTTCTTTAAAGTGTCACGAAATAACTCTTTTAATATTCTTTTTACGTTGTTCATTTGGCAGCATTGCAATTAAATTAGTCTTTATAAATATCTCACCTCTATGTGTAGATGCTTGTTTAACTTCTTGCTTATCATTTAAGCATTGGAATAGTCGTTCTTCTACAGATGACAATCTACTGTTCATCCAAATTAAAGCAATAACGGTCATTCCTAAAGCACCGTGTTTTTTGATGGTTTCTAAAATTTCAAGCATTGTGGTTTATTATAAAAAAAGTATAGAATCGTTAAATCCTTGTGTTTGTTGTACTGCAGGTCGAATGTCTGAATCTCTGTTTAACTGTGAAATAAAGTTCGCAAACAAATCTCTGTTTGTATCAAGATACTTCCATAATCTTGATTCATAGAAACTAGCTTTTTGTGCGTAATGGTCTTGAACAAAGTTTACTTCACTTTGATTCACGTTGTTTGAATAGTCACCGTTCTGTGTTTGAATACCTTTATTCTTTAACTGATAAGATAAACCGAAAGCAGCGTCTTCTGCACTTCTCCAAGCAATAGCAGGTTGAATATAAGTAACTAATTCTTCTTCATCAACTGTTAACGTTTGGTCGTTGTATGCAGTCAATATGTAGTTATAAAAATAAGTACCTAGAATTGGCATTATTCTCATATCACTTTGCGTCTTAATAAACGGCACAATATTGTTTACGTCAATATTAGCAGTTATTGGTGTTTGCGTTTTTAAATAGTTTTCTGTTACAAAGTAAATCATAGTTCAGGAGTTGAAGAAGTTGAAGAAGAAGCTACATCACCACCATCTACTGGAGGCAAACTAGCTAACTTACGAATTTCGTTTTGTGTCATTGAATCTAGTACCTTGTTAGCTACTAAAGGAGACATTGCATTCAATGCATCTGAAGTAGCAGATGAAGTAGAGTCTAGTTCTACAATAGTTTCATTAACAATCTGAAAGTTATTAATAGTTAATTTTGCGTTAATCTTACAAATGTCTAGAATCTCGTTAAATATTTCTTCTACTGAATTACGCAAAGGAATAATACTATTCTTTTCAAATATTACATACGATTGTTTAATGTCGCTACCACTTCCTAGCTTACCACTTACACGAATACCCATCAAGATAGGGTCTATTATATGTGCTTGGCAAATCTTAGAATCAATGCTTTCAGTAGTTACCTGAAATAAGTTGTCATTTGAATTAGTAGGTATTGCTTCAATCGTTGGAAGTGATTCCTTGTTATTAGCAAAGAATGCAATTGCTTTTCCCGCATTTGTAGCACCTTTTGCTCTATCTATTGTAGTTTTTATGTTCTGCTTTTCTTCTTCGTTCTGTGGTTTCTTAGGAAACATCATAGCAAAGGATGGAAAAATAGAATTTTGTATGTTAGACTTCTGAAGATATGACATTTCGCCATCTAGAAACGCCCAATTCATACAAGAAGAATACTGTGGTAATGTGTAAACGTCTTGACCAACTGAATAGTCTTCATAACAGTACAAGAATTCACGTTCTTTGGTGTTGAATTTATAAGGACAAATGGTCTGAATATTTATCTGTGTACTCCAATCGTCACAAATATAGTATAAATCGTTTGTTGCGTTCTTTCTTACTTTGTCTGCAGCAATATGCTTACAGAATATAAGTGTTCCAGTTTGATTGAATCGCAAATGAAAGTATACTCTACCGTGAATGATTTTTTCTTTAGTAACTGCAGGTAATACCTTCTTTAGATTCATTCGCTTTTCAAAAGCATAGATGTCTACTTTCTCCATTGCTGAAGAAGTAGAAGGATATTGCAATTCATAACCACCACCTACTGCAGCATTCGTTTTAAAGTCAACTACTGCACCGTGTAATGGTGAAGTGTAGTACATCTGATTAAGTAACTGAGGGTAAAGATTGTCATTTCCAAATCTAACGAAATTACCAACGTTTAAACGAGCATTTACATAAGGTAAAGACAAATCTCCTCTTCCTACTTTCAAGAATGGTGTAGAGAATGCTTGATACCCTCCTAATTCTTGTACTTCTACGGATTTATTTGCTCCGAATTCAAAACCTAAAATCTTCATTAATCGTATATTGTGTTTGTTACTACTCCTGCAACTACCATTCTGCCTTCTTCTACTACATTTAGCTTGCTATAATAATCTATAGCTTGGTCTACAATGACAATAGGGTCTTCAGATTCGTAAACAGTATATGTAAATTGTCCAATTACAAAAGTTGCATCTACACCTTCTGTTAATTCGAATAAGTTATATCTTTCTATGTAAGCAGATGTATCTGTACCCATCCATTGAAAGCCTTGTGAATCTTTGTTAAATTCATTTTGGAAAAGAAACAGATAGTAAGGATTCGAAATAGTAGATGACTCAGTTAATGTGAGAACAAAAGTATTTACAGAATCTTTTTCTAAGTATATCATATATTATAATGGTTATTAATTACCGTTTGTTATAAAACAAAAAACCCCCACTAATTAAAGTGAGGGTAGGGATAGCAAAGTTTACTTTTAAACTAGTAAACCTGCAATAATAGTAGGGTCAACTTCGTATGCTAAAGTTTCGTTTTCAGCAACCATAGTGATAGAATATTTACTTCCATCAGCTTTTGCCGTTCCACTTCCTTCAGCTACTGCAGTAACTTGTGCAGTTGGAAAATACCAATACTTACCGTTAGCATCTAAAACGATTACTGCTAAGTCTCTTTGTCCTTCTCCTAAGATTTTAATAGAACGAGATTTCGCTGCTTCACGTCTGTGAAACATAAGTGTGATAGTTGCAGTTACAAAAGATGAGCCATTGATTAAATCATTAGCTTGGTCTTCTGTGTACATTCCTGTGTTTCTTTTAAACTCAAAAGGAATGAAAGGGTCTCCGTGAGTTATTGCAGTTACTTCCCAGTTAGCATCGTCTACAGTTACTGCAGTTACTTCGCTTTGGTCATTTATGTAAACTGTTTGGATGCCACCGATATTATTGTCGCATCCTTTAGTTATTGTCGTTATTGTATTACAAGCCATTTTTTATATGTATTAAAAAAGGGTAGGCGAATCCACCCACCCTTTTTAGTTAATTAATCAAACTAGTTCTTAAGAATAAAGAACGATTTCTGTTGGGTTAGTATACCAGAATCCAACTTTCAAGTTAGCACGAGTTCTCAAATATGGCTCAGCAACTGTATCATTCAAGTTAACTGCTCTTAATGCTTTAGCATCAGATTCAGAATCGAAAGCATAAATCAAGTTATTCTTCAAAGTAAGAACTGCAGTATTGTTAGGAAGACCTTCAGCAACTACCATCTTGATACCCAAGAAAGTTAAAGCAAGAGGAATAGTAACAAATGTTTGAGTGTTACCTTGTGCAGCAGCTAATTCATAAGCAGTAGCAATGTTAGAAGAA